ACCCCGAACCCCAGAAATCACGGCGGCCCTCCCGGCCGAGGACGCCTGGGGCTGCGCGACGGCCGACGCCAGGGCCGGCGCGTGGGAGGGGGCGACGGGCTGGACGTACTGGTGGGTCTGTCCGAGGTGCGGCCTGCTGACCGGAAACACCGGCTTGTGCGACGACTGCCTGGACGCCCTGGCCGGCGGGAACGACGATTTCGACGAGGAGGCCCGTGCATGATGATTCTGCACAGCCTGGTGATGAGTGATGCGAGTGGGGGTGATGCGGTGACGTGAGTGGTGGGTGACACGGGTGGTGGGTGACGCGGGGAACACGGTATTGGACCCTCATAGGAGCACGGCCCTGGGCTAATAACTCAGGGCCGGCTTTATATATGTTTCGATCCAGTTTCGCTCCAGTTTCGCTCCAGGTTTGGGGGTGGGTGATCCAGTTTTTGGAGCGGGCGGCCTGTGGACAAAAAGGGGGTGCCGTAAAACGGGGGCCTGTTTGTGGGGTGTATACCCTATGTTTGAGGCCGTTTTGATCCACTTGATCCAATCCGCTCCATACGATCCAGGGGTTTTCTATTGTTTCTTACGCAGCGAGAGGGAGGAGAGTAGATATTATTAAGAACCCCCTGGATCGGGTGGAGCGCTATGGATCGACGCCGGGTTGCGGGACAGGGCTTGTGGTCAGATTGGGACTTCCTCAGCATGGGCCTCCACTCGACTGGCAGTTTACGGTATAAGTCCAATAGGAGGGAAGCACTGTGAAGCGACGGCAACCCGACTATATCCCCATTGGAAGCTCGGTGCGGCTGGTCTCCGTGGACGCGTTGGCTCGTGAGCTGGGGATTACGCGGCTCAGTGCGCTGCGGGCCTTGAGGGTGTTCGGGGTGCCCGTGGTCCGCTTCGAGAAGGAAGGCAAGAAAGAGTACTTCAACCTGGCCACGCTGGAAGTGAACTTGTTCAAGGTGCTGTCGCCGGGGGGTCAGGGATGGACGGGTGAGCGGGCCGGGGCGGTGCTCAAGTCGGAACTCCTCCAGGTGGACTGGCCCCAACAGATGCGCATGGTGGCGGACATCTGGGGCATCATGGACCGTCAACGGATGCGGGAACGGTGCCTGAAGCTGGGCCACGCCCTCAAGAAAGCGAAGGAACGCTTGCAGGGCACGCGCAGAATCGTTTAGGGTGTAATTAGGGGGACACTCTATCCATGCCCGAAGCCGCGACCCACAACAACATTCAGGTCCTGCGTGAGCCCGTGGTGCCACGGCAACTGGTTAAGCACAACCCGCCGGAGCTGCCTGCGAAGGTGGGCGGTGAGTTCGACAGCGTCATGTCCTTTTTCACCCTCAAGGGTTTGGACCTGGGGCTCAAGGCCACCAACTGGACCATCGAGCAGGAGTTGAGGGTGTTGACGGAGATCGCCCTGGACAAGGACGAGGAAAGCACCACCCGCATGGGGGCGGTCAAGATGATCCGCGACCACCTCAAGGAGGGCCTGATCCTGGAGGGCGGTATTCAGCAGATGAGCGCCCGGCGGGTGCGCAACGTGGACGGGGCCGAGGTGGTCGAAACCGTAGAACAGATGGGTTTGAGGGGACTGGCCGACCAGACCCGTCATGCCCTGGACCAGGCGGATACCGCAATCAAAGTTCTGGAAACACAAGCTAACAAGGAGGAGGAGCCTGATGGCCAAGACGAGACGAGCCCGACCCCAGACCCCGCAGCCGGACCCGACGACTGCGGACCTGTCCCCGGAGATGCAGGCGGAACTGGACCGGCTGAATAACCTCGAGCCCGAGCCCGAGTCCGAGCCCGCGTTCGAGCCTGAGTCTGAGTCTGGGCCTGAGCCGCCGGCCTTCGAGGTTGAGTGTGACACCCCAGTTTTGGGGACACTCCCGACCCCGAAAACCCAGCCGGTAGGTTCGCTGGGAGGGGCGGGGATCACCAACGTGGTGGATGCGATGCAGAAGGCCGCGTTCCGGGGTGGGCGGCCTGAGAGGGTGTTCCGGTACATCATGGGGGGCTTGATGCCCTGGCACACGCTGCCTGGCGACGTGCAGGTGGCCCTGGTCAAGGGGACGGTGCAGCGGCTGGGGGACGCCGACCGGGTGGGCCGGTGGATCAAGTTTCTGGAGGGGATGAACTATCCCATGAGCACCGATCGGGTCAGCAAGATTCTGCGGCTGGCCTTCGCCTTTGAGGCCCTGTCCGAAGCAGTGGGGTAGCATGGCTATACGGTATCCACGAGAAGGTAATCCGCTCTATCCGTTGCCGCCCAACTACCATCGGTTGAGCCCCGAGGAGCAGAAGGCGGCACGGTTGAATGCCCTGGAGCTTCAGGAGACCCCTGAGGACGTGGTCATCGCATGGGCTTTTTTTCGCTGGCACTACCTGCGACCCAAGGAATGCCGCTGGTACAAAAACTACAAAGAATCACCCCCGCTGCACTACAAGATGATCGAGGACCTGGCCGGGCACCAGTTGAACGCCTGGGCCGCCCCGCGCGGGTTCGCTAAGTCCACCGTCATGCGCGAGATCGCCATCATGTACGCGCTGACCAGGCCGGACTTCGTGGTCTCTATTGTGCAGGCCACGGACAGGAAAGCACGGGCCTCCCTGCGGATCATCATGCGCTGCCTGGAACGCAATCCCCGCATCCTGGAGGACTTCGGGGTGCTCAAGCCACCCCGGGGTGCCCGGCCGTGGAGCACCGAGGGACTGGAGCTGCCCAACGGGTCCATGATTTCGTGTGGCAGTATCCGGGGGGCGCTGCGTGGCGACCGGCCCGACATGATCCTGGTGGACGACCCTGAGTACGACGAGGACCTGGACCAGGACCAGAGCGCCCTGCTGGACGACTTCGAGACGCTGCTGTTCCAGACCATCATCCCCATGCTGGAGGAGGGCACGGCTCTCTTCTGGATCGGGACTATGATTTCACGGCGTTCGTACCTGTGGAACATCGTGGAGGGGGACGATCCCCGGTTCAAGTTCTTCCACCGGCGCAACATCGCCATCGTGATGCCGGACGGCACCAAGGCGTGGGAAGCCAAGTGGAACGACGAGCGAATCGCCGAGCTGCGGGCCATACTGGGCGAGGCGGCCTTCAACAGCGAATACATGAACATGCCCGGCTCGGGGGCTGAACGCATCCTCAAGATTCACCCGGAGCTCTGCACCTACCGGGTGGAGGGGGGCAGCCCCGAGAAGGAGGATCATCCGCTTCAGTCCAGTGCCACCCTGGTGTATGCGGAAGGCTACAAACAGGAGAACGGCCAGGTGCGGTGCATCGAGCAGCGCAGGCCCTTCGGGGAATGGGCCTCCAACCTGTATCGGATTATCTGTGTGGACCACGCCCGCAAGGTGAAGAGAACGGCCGACGACTCCTGCGTGGTGGTCATGGGCTTCGACCAGGACGATACCCTGTGGGTGCTGGACATCTTTCTGGGCAAGGTGAGCAGGGAGACACTCACGCGGGTGGTGTTCGACATGGCCATGCGCTGGGGCGTGCGGGTGATCGGCTCGGAATCCATCTCCATCGAGGAGGAGACCACCAACCAGATGGCCGCCCTGCTCAGCCAGATGGCGGCGGGCACGGGCTGGATTCCCAAGGTGGTGCCCATCAAGTACGCCAGGTCGGACATCCGCCGGCCGGTTGCGCCCAACCAGCGCAGCAAGTCGGACAGGATCGCGGGGCTGGAGTGGCGGTTCAACTCCTATCGCATTAAGTATCCGGCGCACCGCAAGCACGAGCCCGCCGTTTACCAGTTGTTTTTTCAGACAGAACAATTTACGATGGACTTGAGCCTGCTACGCCACGACGATGCGATTGACACCGTGGCCATGCACCAGCACCTGGTCCGGCGGAAGGGGACTGCCGGCACCAGGAAGGTGGCTCGACTCAAGAATGCGACGGACATGCTGCGTTCCGGGGAACTCTTTGACGAAGCCTTGGGGATTCCAGTGCTGGACGCGGTCGGTGTTGACCGGCTGAGCATCGAGGACTTGAACGTGTTGATGGACCGCAAGTACGCGGAGGCCGGCTTCGACAGCGAGCAGCAGGAGATCGACGATTTCTACGAGCTGGTTCGAGGGGGAGCTTACCAGTGGAACTGATCGGTGCTTTGGCGTGTTTGGGGGCCGCCTTGTTGATGGCCTGGATGCTCTCCGTAGCGATGGCCGACAACACCAGGCTTCGCAGGGAGAACTCGCGGATGGCGGGAATGCTGGCGGCTATCGAGCTGTCCAAGGAGGCCCTGCCGATGGGCCGGATGCTGGCCATCAAGAGCCTGGCGGAGGGGTGGAATCAAATCCCGACCCCGAAACCCGAGGAGGAGCCGCAGGAACCGCCCGAGGCTGTCAGCGTCGAGCCGGGCGTGACCGTCAGCAGCGTTCTGTAGGATGGGGCGTGTAGGACGGGGGCGTGTAGGACGGGGGCGTGTAGGGGGGAACCGGGGTGATTCAGCTTCCGAAGTCTAGCGGGGATCGGATGGCGGTACTGGATCGGATGGCTTCGGCCGCCGAGCAGTACGCCAACATCCACAAGTGCCGCTGGCTCATCGACCACTATTGGATGATGGGCTACCGGGACCTCCGCATCAACTATGCGACCGGGCAGGTGGACGCCCGGCTCTCCAATCGAGAGGACAGCTCCGGCCAGCTTCAGGTCCTGTATGAGGATGCGGTGGTCAAGCTCCAGAGTGAGATGGGCCGCCTGCTGCGTATGGACATCCGGCCGGCTACTCATCGACGGGGCTTCGGGCTGAGCGCTCTCCAGAAGGCCAGCGCGGGCCGAGCCATCCTGGACTACCTGACGGCGGCGGTGGACTGGGAACAGCTCAAGCTGGCCAAGGTGTATCACAACTGCATGTTCGGGATGAGCGGGACCTCCGTGTGGACCAAGCTGTCCCAGGCGGGCCTGCCCCCGGTCGAGGAGGGCGAGAACACCATCATCCTGGACCCCAAGGTGGCCCTGGAGGTGGTGCCCCCCTGGCAGCTCTACCCCATTCCACACAATCCAACCAGTTCTACCGAGGTGGAGGGCGTGCGCCGGGCGCGCTGGGTGCCCCTGGACTGGGCCAAGGACCGTCGTGAACTGAGCATCTCCTCCGATGAAGCGAAGATGCGCGTGCGGGAGGCGGCCTACGGCTTCAAGCCTAACGGGGTGACCGGGATCAGTGCGGGGCCGTTGTCGCCCAGCATCAACCCGATGGGACCGGAGACCGACTTCAGCGGGTCGAGAAGCAAGGGACGGAAGGGCGTCACCAAGACGGAAACCAAGTATGTGCTGCTGGAGGAGTTTTTCCTCTTCAGGGACGAGCCCGAACAGCTCCGCTCCTACACGGTCAAGATCGGGGACCATGAGGCTCTGCACGAGGATTATACGGACTCGGGCGTCTACATGCCCATCGGCCGCAGCACGTATCATCCGATTGGGGGGTTCTATGGCCGGTCGTTCGTGGAGATTCTGATCCCCATGAACGCGGCGATGGAGCGCATGGCCTCCAACCTGTTTCAGAACATTGAGGACCTGGACCTGTTCGGGGCGCTGCTGGTGCCGCAGATGTGGGGGATCAGCAAGCGGGAGTTCCTGGACCGGCGGACCAAACGGAAGGTCCTGTTCTACCAGCCGGATCTGACCCTGCCGGAGGCCAAGGCGGATCGGATTCAGCCGGCCAACATGGGGGACGCCCCCGGCAAGACCCTGGCCTTCGCCAACAGCCTCATGGACCGGCTGGCCAACCAGAGCGACCTCCTGCGGGGGGACGCGCCGGGTCGGGTGGATTCGCAGACCGGGCTGTCCTTCCTTCAGGAGACCAGCCAGATTCCGCTGAGCGTGCCGGCCGGTAGCATCGCGGGGGACTTCAGCCAGGTCTACCGGGTGCTGCTGTCGCGTGCTCCTGTTCTGTTGAGGGGCCGCAATTCGGTGCCTCTGATGGGCTTGGACGACAGCATTGTGGGCCTCAAGGTGATGCCTAACAGCGGGGAGATTCAGCTCGACCCCAGGAGCTTCCCCGCGCCCTTTGAGGTGGACGTGGACATCCGGGACAAGCTGCCCGTGCTGCCCGCCGTCCGTGAAGAGCAGCTCAAGGAGTCCCTCAAGCTGGGGCTCATCACGCCGGACGACTTCCGCTTTACGGTGTGGAAGGAGAACCTGGACTTCCCGGTGGGCCGGGAGGCGGATCGGGAATCCTACCGCAAGGCTCTCATGCAGGTGGTGCTGCTGTTCGGCGACGGCGAGGAGCCCGGCCAGGTCATGTGGAGCACGGAGGCGGACAACCCAGACATTCATCTGGTGGTGATCGCGGGGTTCATGGCCCGGCCTGAGTTCCAGTTCGCGGGGGCCAAGGTGCGGGATGCGTTTGAGCAGCTCAAGACGACCTACATGCGCATGAAGGGCATAGGCTACCCGCAGCAGCTGCCCTACCCCGAGGAGGCCGCCCAGATGATGAGGGCCGGGATGGGCCAGGGTCCACCGGGCATGGGCGGCATGATGGGCGGCATGATGGGTGGTATGGCAGGTGGTATGGTGGGTGGCATGGGCGGTGGACCTCCGCCCGGCCCGCCAATGAGGTAGTCGTGGTTTCTTAAATGAGCGGAAAAGAGCGAATTTTCCTGCGCAGGAAATCGGCCATAACAGGAAATCGGCCATAACCGGAAAGGGGAGCATAGATGCCATTTCAGTTGGACAGTGAGGGGAATGTGGTCGCCAAGATCAACGGGGAGGAGAAGAAGTTCAGCCCCGAAGAGTTTGAGCGGCTCCTGGCGGAAGTGCAGAAGGGGGTGGCGGCCAGCCAGAAGTTCGAGGAGGCCGCCCGCATGAGGGCGGAAGCCGAGAACAAGGTGGCCCAGTTCCAGCAGCAGGTTCGGGACTGGCTGGTGGCGGCCGACGCGGGGGACGCGACGGCGTTTGCCCGTCTCCTGGAGCTTCAGGGCGTCACGGGCGAGCGGGCGGCCCGCAAGATGAGGGTGTACCAGCAACTGTGGGACGAGGCCAGGGCGAACCGGAATCGTCCGGTTGAGGAGGAGGACGAGGACGTGGGAGAGGAAGACGACATCCCGACCCCGACACCGGCGCGCCAGAAGCCGGTGGGCATCGAGGACTTGGACCCGAGCCTCCAGGAGCTGATCCGGTCGGTCATCGGGGAGAAGCACGAGAAGACCCGGAACCAGGTATTTGCAGAGGCGATTGAAGCTCTTGAAAAAGATCCCGTTCTGGGTAAACTGATGAGTAAGGGGGGTCCCCGAGCGGAGAAGCTCAGGGAGTTCGTTAAGGAGAGGGTGAAGGGCCGGATTCGAGACGGGGAGGAATACGGGCCGAAGCTCCTGCAAGCCGTGACCAAAGAGTCACGCGAGCTTGTCGAGGCGCTGGGTGCCTGGGGTTCTGATGACTCCATATCCGTTCCAGGACTGGGGCCGGGACCGTCCATAAGCCATGCCGAATCCCAAGTCACGACACCGCCAGAACTCAAGCCCTTGGATGACCCGGAGTACGGGAAGGGGCTCTTGAGCAAGATGGCCTACATCATGCGTTTCGAGTAACGCGGGTGGGCATGGGCGGTTCGGGCACGGGGTCCGAACTGACAGCCGGGGACCTGACACCGGAGAAGCTCCGTCCTTACCGGGCGGAGGTTGTCAGGAGAAATTAGCATGGCTTCACTTGCAGATGCAGTAACCAAAGTCACCAGGGAAGGTCTCCAGGCGGGTATCAAGGATGCCCGGCTGAAGATCGACCCCATCTTCAAGGACTTTGTCCAGGACAACGTGAGCGCTGTTCGCGACGCTCAGGGTCGGGCCTGGCAGGTCCTGCACACCTTTGTCGTGTCCAATGCGGGCGCGTTCCGTGTGTACGGCGACAGCAACGGCGGCGACATCGTCTACGGTGAGACGCCGGATGGGCCCTTGTACCACACGGCTGTCTCGTACGATGCCAACACGCCTCGGGCGTTCCCTGGCATCACCGAGTTCGTCGCGCCCAACTTCGTGCAGCGGACGATTGGGCTCAAGCAGTGGACGGGCAACATCTTCCTGCCACACCAGATTCTGCGCAGCGACCGCCTGACCGCAAACATCGGCAAGGTGGTCGAGAAAACCATCCAGGGCGTGAGCCGCAACCTGGCTCAGCACCGGGCGAACCTGTTCTTCAGCCGTGACACCGCCAACCGGGCCATCGGGACGGTCGGTACGGTCACGGCCGGTGGAACCACGAACGACACCTCGGCCACCTTCACGCTGGCCACGGGACGCATCCGGCGGTTCCAGCCGGGTATGCTGGTGGACATCTGGAACGCGGCCGGCACTACCAGACGGAACGGCGCGTGCCCGCTGGTCGTGCACAGCGTGGACGTGCTGGCCGGGACGGTGCGGGTGGACCACACCCAGAAGTCCTCGGGCAACTTCATCAAATTCGCCAGCGAGATCAACAAAACCACGACCGGGGACATCATCGTTCTGCGGAACTCCAAGGCTATGGGGCCGTCAGGGCTCAAGAGCTGGATCAAGAACACCGGCTCCATCTTCGGGCTGCAACTCGCACAGGTCCCGCAGTTCAAGTCCATGATCATCGACAACCTGGGTTCGGTGCTGACGGACGCGGCCTTGAACAAGTATTTCGGCGGGTTCTGCGATTCGATGGGCGCGGAAGCCGAGCCGGACGTCCTGCTGACCACGCAGGGCGTCGTCAACGGCTACGTCGGTGAGCTGGATGACCTGCGCGTCTTCAGCGTGAACGGGACCCCGCTGAACTACCAGGGCGGCTTCAGCGACTACGGCTACGTCTACGACGGCCGCCGGAAGTCGTTCCGGGTCAGCTCCCTGATCGACAGCGGCTACCTGTACGGCCTGAAGGTCAAGAACAACATCATTCGCTACACGCCCCCGGCCCTGCCGGGCGCCGGCAGCAACGGGCAGGTGGGCGGCGAGCTGGAGTTCGTGGCCCCGGTCGGTGGCATCAACGGCATCTGGGCGCACGTGCGCAACTCGGATGGCGAGATCACCGACTTCGTGCAGGCACCGTTCACCTTCCACGAAGAGTACGCCCCCGAAATCCCGCAGTCGCTGGAGATCGGCGGCATCACTGAGGTCATCGCCACGAGCTGATGACCTGGCTGGCAGTTGTCAGACGGAGGGGCTGACGCTGCATGCCTGAACAAGTGTGCTCCCCCTCCTCACTGACCTCCCCTGGGGTTGTGTCGACTCCAGGGGAGAGTCATATTTCAACCAGGGGATGGGGCATGAGTGCGGAACTGCCGGCAGGGGTGCTGGCTATCGATCCCGAGCGGCATCTGGTTCGCACCACGGAACTGAGTAATTTCCTGGCGAACCGTCTGAAGCGGCCGTTTTTCACATACTTCCATGCCCAGCGGCAGGTTTGGGTGGTGGCCATCTGGCTGGACAAGGCCAAACGCTGGTGCCGGGAACTGCTGGTGCTGGACAACCTGGGCGACTTCACGGCGGAGGATCGGCGAGCCCTGGAGAAGTGGAGCAACTGGCGGACACCCACCCCCAGGGAGACCATCCAGGATGCCGAGCGCAACGAGCGGCACGAACTCTTGAAGTGGCAGGAGGACAACGAGGAGGAACTGCGGCTCAAGCGTCACATCGGCAAGATGCTGGGTGGCGTGGAGCAGTACAACCCGTTCTGGCAACAGCCGGGCCTGTACGTGCATAATGACTGACGGCGGGGGATTGTATGGGGTATTTCATCGACCGCATGATTTCGGCGATTCGCAGGTGGGCGGATGAGCCCTCCGAGAATCCCAAGTACGACCAGGACGCCCTGATCGAGATGATCGAGCAGAACTTCCAGGTCGCGCTGGCGGACCTCAACTGCCTGGCGGACAACCCCATCAAGGCCCGCATGACGCTCAGCATTGTCAGCGGGACCCAGGTGTATCTGCTGCCTCCCTCGGTGGAGAAGGTGGTCAGGCTGGCCGAGCTGGACAACAGCACGGGCCTCCCCTCCAGCCAGTGGGTGCAGCGCCCCGAGTCCTGCTGGCGGGGCGGTTCGTTCCGTCTGGAGGGCCGGCTGCTGCGGCTGGACCCCGCTTGGACAGGCGATGCGTTCGACGTGGAGCTGGAGTATATTCCCAACGGGGACTTCCGCCTGCACTATGGATCGGGGACGGCGGCCCTGGCCACACCGACTTCGTTCGTGCTGGCGGAGGTTCCTGCGGCCGGCGAGCTGGACACCCGTGAGAATGCCTACGTGGGGGCGGTGCTGCGGACCTTCGGCACCTACATCCAGGAGCGGACCATCACGGCTTATGATCGCACCACGCGGACCTGCACGGTGAGTCCGGCGTTTGATCCGGCCCTGGACGGGGCCGTCAACTATGAGGTGGTGCCGGTTTACGGACGGCTCATCGAGGCCCAGGTGGCGTTGCACTGTGCGGAGCAGATCATGGCGTCGGCGGGGCAGACCAGGAAACATGCCCTGCTCGAACGTCAGCATGCCAAGGTGAAGCGGGCCGTGCAGGTGCAACTGTCCAAGATGCAGGATATCACAGGGGACCACTTCGATACGCGGACGATGTACGATGACCGCTGGGTCGCTTAACACATGCGGGGACTGGGGGGCTCCTTCGGGGGTCCCCCAGGCTGCCCGCATAGGGGGGACATATGGAGATTATTCCTGCGAAGAGCACGACTACACCCCGGTTGCCCGACCTGCCTCGGGGCGGGGTGCGGGTGGGCTGGACGGGCGGCCTGCGGGGTGATCCTCTGATGCGCAGCCGGCCCTTCCAGTTCGACCAGACCTGGACGCTCGAA